ATTTGCAAGCTCCTGGTCCTCCTCGCGAACCTCGTCCATGGCTAGGCGCGGGTCCGGCTCACCCAGCCACAACAAAGGGCTGCGAACCATCTTCGACCATGCCGCATAGCTTGCGAGCGGCCCGCAGACCTGCGGTGCTCCAGCGGTAAAATAGGCGCGCACGATGGTCAGCCCGGCCGCTACGTAGGCGCCCCGGTTGGCCGCCGCTACTTCTTGAGCATCACGCTTGAAGACGCGCAACTCCGGGCGCTCGTCGAGCGCTTCGAGCTTACACACCAATCCGCGGCGAAGCATATCGCGCTTGAACGTGATGTTGTTGCCAGTGGCGAAGACAGCGGTGTGAGATTCACACTCCGGCATCTCGCTGCGCCCGAGAACTCGGATATTGACAACTGGCCGCTCGGTCAGTTGGCACAGCAGATTGCCGCCAAGGTCACGGTCACAGTTGTCGAGCGAGATAATGGGCGCGCCACCTAGGAGTATCGATCCGAGCTGCTTTTCAAACTCCTCCTTGCTCTCCGCGACTGCGATTACTGGGCAGTAGCGGCCATTCACAATCGTGGCGATGACGTCAAGCAAGTAGCTTTTGCCGGTTCCTGATGTGTCGGCAGCAATGAGATGCATCGGTGCCGTCGGCAGCGACCCTCGCAGCTGAGCGGTCAGCAATGCAGAGATCGCGACCGAATAATCAAGGTCTTTGCGCTTGAAGGAGAACTCCGAGAATAGATTCTTGATAGTCGCCAGCGCCTCCTCGGCGTGTGCGAGTGTCGGGCGTTCCGCAATCGGTGGCAGCTGTAGGCCGGGCAGCAGGTAGAGCTCCGAACGCTGATCATATCCGGGGGTTGCCAGCAGCGAGCCATCACAGCGCAGTGTCGGCGTGGTGATGATGCCGCTGACATGCGGGAAGGCCCAGCGCTGATTGCGCGCCAGTACCATGCGCACCAGTTGTAATGGCGGATCGGCGTCAACCCAGCGATTCTGCCTGACGCTGAAGCGTTGATATATGCCAGCTTCAGCCAGCGGCTCGAGCAACGAATCGGTAGTGAACTCGCGCAATCGCGCCGTCACAGTCTTGCGCCCATCGGCTGCAGTCGTCGTCTCGACAGTTGGGTAGACGAGCGTACCGGCGCGCGAGAAGATTGGCGTGCCAGCAGACAATAGCGCACGCTCAGTCTCCCGGACGATGCGCGGTAGCTGACCGCTGATGAGGCGGATAGTTGGCAGCACATGCGGCGCCGCGGCTGGCTGTGGCGTTGCCGCTCCTGGGGTGGCCCCTGGTGTTGCCCCCGCTCCTGCACCTGGCGCCGCCCCTGGTGCCACACCCGGCGCTGGCGCGGTGCCTCCAGCCGCACCGAGGGCCGGCGACCCACTCATGGCCTTGCTGTAGGATCGTTCCACCTCCTTGCGCAGGCGCTTACGATACTTGGCGGCGAGCCCGTCCGGATACTTCTCGAACAGCTTGATGATGGCCTCGATACTCCAGTGCCGGCGCTTGAGTTGGTCGACCACGGACTGAAACAATGCAGATCGGCTCTTGTCGTTCTTTTTGCCGACACCACCCTCGCGAATGTCTTTCAACAGATCGTCGGGCAAGGTTGCTTCGTCGGCGGCATCGCTGGGGGGCGAGCCTGCAGGCGCGGCCGCTGTCGCGGTTGCGGCGCCCTGAAATGCTTTCAACAGCTCATCAGGATCCCACAGCCGCCCGGTCCATTCGGATATGCGGGTCGGCTCCACGCTCACACGGCCGCGCGCCTGCTTGGCGGATGAGGGATAATTCGGCGTTCCGGCTACGCGATAGCACTGGGTGACCACCCCTGTATCCTGATCGGTACCAGAATTCGCGCGGATGACTTCGCCGATCAGCCTTGCTTGCGCTGCCGAGATGGCGCGCGTGAACAGATACCAGTAATGGAAATTTCCGGGCGAAGTTTCGATCACGAGGCTCGGGCGTATCTTGATGTCACCACCTTTGCCCTTGTCTGCGTCACAGTCGGCGACCAGCCCAAATACCCAGGCGGTGTCCTCAAGGCTGCCGCGAAGATTACCGCGCAAATCGGGACGCACGGTGCGCGCCTCGATGTAGATGTTGAATCCGTTGGCGGCGCCCCCGACCGCGGTCTTGACCATGTTGTCGATATCGTCGGGTACAAAGCGATTGGGAACCACGCTTTCATCGATCGGGCTGATGCGGCAGATTTGTAAGACACCGGGCGGACCGGCGCCATTGATCGCTTCGCGCACGTGCTTGCTGATGAGCTCAATGAATTGGCGAACCGTCGCTTCGTCGATTTGCGTGGTCATGTGAGCTTACCGCCGAGCTTGTAGAATAGGCTGTGCAGGTATTGGTGCTGCCTTTCGCTCGGCTCGCGTCCCCACACAGTCTGCGAAGCCATCTTGTCGATGAAATCGTGATGCTTCACATCGAGCCGACTTTTGTTGCGTTGGCAGAATAGCGCGACTGCTTCCCAGGCCGGCTTACCGTCGGTGCTGTGAAAATCGTTTGCGCCATGAAGTCTGTTCTCGGCATCCTGCACGCCCATGGCGTAGGCATCATCGATGGCCTTCCGCATGTCGGCTTGCGTGATGGCACCGCCGCCATTGCTGTTGAGGATCTTCTCGAAACCACTAGCCAAGCCATCCCAGTCAGTTCCCATCGACTGCAGCAAGCGCTTCAAGGCATGCACCGCAGCGACGACCTCGCCGTTGTTGTCGGAATCGAAGAGTCGCAACGTGAAAGCGATCTTCTCTTCTCGAGATGTTTTGTGCTTCGGGGTCATCGCCAGCAGCGCTCCTTGTGTGGGCACAGCCGGCAGCGCCACTCGTCCGGATCATCGTAGCCGCGCGGCAGCAATTCACCGGCGCGCGTCGCCTCGATAACGGTGACAGCGCGGTCGCTCCAGAGCTGCGCCCGCTCAGCGTCGAACGGCACGACGAAATGCAGCTGCTGACAGGTGTCGGCGTTGACCGCGGTAAACAGGGCGGGATTAGTGACGTCGAGATAAGCTTGATAGAGCGCGACTTGCGCGGCGTATTGAGGGAATGTCTTTTCCAGGTTATCGCGCTCGAGCGCGCGCCAGTTCTTGGCATTGATTCCTTTGCATTCCCACACGAGCGGATAGATCAGACAAGCGCCCGGCAGGTCGGGGCCGTGAATGATAATTCCGTCAGCGTGCCCCCGCAGCGCGCCACCCGCGGCGGAAAACGCCAGCGCTTCCGGTGGCGCGAACCTAAAGCCGGCTGCGATCAGGCGTTGGCGTGAGCGCTCCTCGAAATAATGGCCGCGATCAAAAATCTCCCGCGTCCTCGCCGCAAGGACGGGCTTGCACCACCAATCAAACTGAATGCGTCGCAAACACTCATGCCCGACGATCGACGCGCCGAGATACGGACGCGGGAGCTCGGCTGCTGTTGCTGCCGCGCGCTCGACCGCATCGTTGATCGCGGTATTGATCGCGAGCGCCGAGAGCTTGGGGCTGAAATAATCTTCCGGCACCGAAAGCCTCCACGATCAAATCCCGATCTCGTCGTTGAATTCGTCGGGTGTCATCAAAGGCCCACCGGCGCCGGCATTGGCCTGGCGTGCAATCGTATTGGCGTTCGATTGGCGCGCGATACCCTTGTTGCTGATGTCGCGCGCGATCTGGGCCTTGCGGATGAGCCGCATGGCGGTGATCAGGAACTTAGCCATCATTTCGCGCGTCCACGCTGTGAGTGGCTGCGTCCAGTCGATGTCAGGCGAGGCCGCGGCGAGCTCGGGCATGATCGCCATTGCTGCACCGACATCCCACGGCTCCGGGTCGATGCCGGTCATGCGAATGACCCGCTCGGTATCAAGCTGTTCCGAGGCGGCTTGCTGCGCGCGGGTCGCAATCCAACCAAACAGGATTCCGGCGACGATCCATCCCCACTCAACATCGCTTAGCCGTCCGATCGGCGTGCCTGGTGGAATGGGGCCACCATCTCTGATGACCCCACGCGCACCCGCAATGGCGGCAGCGGTGGCGTCCCGCTGCCACCGATCTTCGATTGCGGACAATGAGATCTGTCCGATTGTGCGGACCTTCTTCATCAGCGCGCCCACGGCGGCGGTTCGATTGGCGAGGCTGGTGTCGACGGCGATCCAGCAGGTGGAACGCTGGCGCCACCGCTGACCCCGCCACCGTTAAAGGGCAGTGTCTGCGTGATCGGATGGTACTCTTTCTTGTCCGGCGTGATGACCGCGGCGATGATGTTCTTGTCCGGGTGGTTCTGGCCCGACCCATCGTTGCGCGGCTTGCCTTTTTCGATCCCGATCTTCCCCATGAACATCAGGCCGTCGAAGTCCTTCAGGTCGGCCAGATAGGCTGCGCGCGCCTGCGGGCTCGTGTCGTTGGGCATGATGTTGCGGGCGGATTGCAGGAACTGCTTACGCAGATGGCGGTGACGCTCCGCCATGTCCTGTTGTTCGGGCGTAGAACCGATGATGATCTGGTTCTGCCAGAACTTCCGTCGCGCGTAGTCTCCATCGACGAGGACAAACTCGAGGTCGAGCATTTCACAGTCGCCCTTGGAGCTGCGCTTCAGCAGCCCGTCCTCGCCGACACCGCCGGGGCGAATATGCACAACCACCGTCGCGATCGTGCCGAGCGGGATGAGCTCGGGACCGCGCGGTGGTGGAGCGTCACTGTAGTCGTATTGCATGCTTGACCTCCTTAATTTTGAGCAGGCTGCTCGGGTGAAACGAAAGCTAAAGGTTTGCGCTGACCGGGAGCTGTAAGCTTCTCGATCAGCGCACCGAGATTGGGCGGTTCAAACTGCTCGAGCCGGCCGGAACGATCCTTCGCCGGGTAGTTCCACGGGTTGGGATTTGTGCACACAAATGCGCGCACCAGCTTGCGATCGCCGAAGTCGACCCAGGTCATGGTTATGATTTCATCGACAATAGCCGGCAACTCGCGACCGGTTTTGCTGCCTTCGAT